CTACACCGTTTTATCTGTGTAGTGGCCGGAAGACGCTTTGGTAAAACACACCTTAGTATCCGTCAACTGTGTTACAATGCTAGACTACCTGATCAGAATGTTTGGTATGTTGCTCCTACATACAGACAGGCCAAGCAGATCGTATGGCGCAAACTCAAACACAAACTACAAGACCTACGTTGGATCAAACGTGTCAATGAAAGTGAACTTACCATTGAACTTAAGAATGGTAGTCTAATATCACTGAAAGGTGCGGACAATGCTGACAGCCTACGTGGTGTAGGACTAGACTATCTGGTCATGGACGAGTTTGCGGACATTGATCCCGAAGCATGGTATGAAGTCCTACGACCCACACTGGCAGACAAAGAAGGTGGAGCCATGTTCATAGGCACACCTAAAGGCCTGGGCAACTGGGCACATGACCTATACAATATGCCCACAGAGCAACCTGAACAATGGGCATCATATCAATATACAACAGTAGATGGGGGCAATGTTAAACCAGAAGAAATAGAAGCCGCCCGTCGAGATCTAGATGAACGCACGTTCCGTCAAGAGTTCATGGCCACATTTGAAACCTATGCTGGCCGTATCTATTACAGCTTTGACCGTAAGAACAATGTAGTGGCCATCGAAGATCACCCAAGAGATATAATATATGTGGGCATTGACTTTAACATTGATCCGATGTCAGCTGTCATAGCCACACGCACAGGAGATAGATTATATGTCTTTGACGAAATCCGTATGTTTTCTTCTAACACCCAAGAACTCGTGGCAGAAATATCAGCAAGATATCCAAAATCAAAAGTATGGGCATTCCCAGACCCAGCAAGCAGACAACGCAAGACATCAGCAGGTGGTGCCACGGATCTTACAATCCTACAGAACGCACAGTTCGTTGTCAAATGCCCCACAAGTCACACACCTGTTCGTGATAGAATCAATGCCGTGAATAGCCGTTTGTGCGATTCTACGGGTGATAAACACCTGTTCATACACCCACGGTGTAAATATACTATTGAAGGTTTGGAACGTCAGACCTATAAAGAAGGCACAGTTCAACCAGATAAGGACTCGGGATACGACCACCAAATGGACGCACTGGGTTACTTGGTTGATTACCTGTATCCAATACGCAAAGATACACCGGCCTATGTGCCACAACGATGGGGCCATAGATTAGCCGCATAAGGACAAACCAATGAATACCACACTAATAGACGACTACAAATACATTTCAGTGACCAACAGAGAATACATGAGAAATCGTGATCGTTGGGAGTTCTTGCTTTACTCATACGTGGGCGGGGAAGAATATCGTCGTCAAGGTTACCTAACTCGTTACAAGTTAGAAAGCAACAGTGAATACCAAGCACGCCTATTGACCACACCCTTAGACAATCATGTGAGCAGTGTGGTCCAAGTTTATACCAGTTACCTATTCCGTGAAGAACCTGACCGTGAGTTTGAATCATGGGAAGGTCGTGAGGATGTTGAAGCATTCTTAAAAGATGCTGACATGGACGGCCGCAGCTTAAATTCTTTTATGAAGGATGTGGCCACTTGGTCATCAGTGTTTGGTGCGGCATGGATCATCTTGACTAAACCCAACCTAGGCGCAGGCACCATGGGAGAAGAACAGGCCATGGGTGTCCGTCCTTATGTTAACCTACTTACACCATTGGCTGTGATGGATTGGACATGGACAAGAACTGCTTCAGGCTATTATGAATTAACCTATTTCAAATACGTGGAAGAGATAGTGGATAAGATCACAGTGATCCGCGAGTGGACCAAAGACACTATCCGCACATGGGAAATGGATGACGAAAAGAAAGAAGCACGAATGACCATGGAAGAAGTCAATCAACTGGGCGTCATTCCTGCTGTGCTGGCCTATAACAAACGAAGCATTGTCAAAGGCATTGGTGTCAGTGACGTCAGTGACATTGCTGACATACAGAGATTGATCTACAACTACAACAGTGAGATTGAACAGAGCATTCGCTTAGATGGACATCCGTCGTTGGTTGTTACACCAGATGTCCAATATGGTTCAGGTGCTGGTTCATTAATTGTAGTTCCAGAGAATTCAGATCCTGGCCTGCGTCCTTATATTTTAGAACATGGTGGCGCCAATGTGGCCAGCATACATGAAAGCATTCGTCAACTTGTTGAAGCCATTGATCGCTTGAGTAATACAGGTGGTGTCCGTGCTACAGAAACACGCACCCTAAGTGGTGTGGCCATGGAGGTTGAATTCTCACTTTTGAACGCACGTCTAGCTGAAAAAGCAGACATGATGGAACTGGCAGAAGAACAGTTATGGAAACTGTTTGCCCTATACCAAGGACTAGAGTGGGATGGTGAAATTGACTACCCAGGTAGCTTCAACGTTCGTGATACACAACGTGAATTCCAACAACTGGTTCAAGCCAAGCAGGCCGCAACTGATCCAGTGGTGTTACGCATCATTGATGAGAAGTTAGTTGAAATGCTTGATGAAGAAAAAGCCAGACTACCATTCATTGATCCTAATCCACAGCCAGGCCGCACATATCCTGATGGAGAACCAATAGCAGACTCACTACCTGCTGCCTATCAACCAGCTAGCAACGCAGAAGTTCCAGAGGGACAGAACTGTGCCAACTGTGAATATTACAAGCCTGGTGAATTATACTGTATGAAGTTTGATGCGCCAGTTCGTGCTGTTTACTGGTGTGCCAAGTGGGAACCCGCAGAAGAATATGAAAGTTAAAGCATTGGGCAGTATCTACATCTATGCCATCTTAGGCATACTAAAACATTCGGAGGCACACTATGCCCGTGAAATCAATAAGCACTACACGCAACGGTAAATCTGTCACAGGTTATCGTTGGGGATCTTCAGGAAAGATCTACACAGGACCAGGAGCAAAGCAGAAAGCAGCCGCCCAAGGGCGTGCTGCCTATGCCCAAGGATATCGAGGAAAAACAAAATGATGGACAAAGAACATTCACCACTACCAGTAAGAGGCATGAGGACTGCCAAGAACAAAAAGCGCCCTAAGCCACCTAAAAAATACTGATTTAACCAGCTTTACTTAAATAACAATACGGACATTTATGTCCAACAATTACTCACTTGAAAGGGGAGGCGAGGTAACAATGACCGATACAACATTGGCTAACGAAGACACTGGGTCTTTAGATAACAACAACCAGGTAGCCGCTAAGACTTATACGCAAGAAGAATTTGACGCACACATGGCTCGCATGAAGTCTAGTATTACTAAAAAATACGAAAAGACATTCGCAGAACTAGGTGACATTGATGAACTCAAGCAATTAAAAGCAGACTCAGAACGCAAGGCACTGGAAGACCAGAAGAAGCGCGGAGAGTTTGATTCTATTCTAAAGTCTATGGTGGATAAGAAAGACGCAGAAATTGCGAAGCGTGATCAACTTATAAAAGAATACACCGTGGATTTGCCATTGGTTCAAACTGCCGCTCAACTTCGTGCTGTTAACGCAGAACAAGTTAAGGCTCTGTTAAAACCTAATGTAAGGCTTAGTCAGGAAGGTGCTGTGGAGATTGTGGACCGCGAAGGTAAGGTAAGATATACTGACGCAGGAACCCCTTTCAAAGTAGAAGATTTAGTGTCTGAATTTTTACAGACCAATCCTCACTTTGTTCAACCTACACCGGCGACTACACAGGGTAAAAGTAATATAGGTCAGATGCGCGACAAGGTCGATCTAACCAAACTTGATTTTAAAAATCCTGAACATAGGAAAATGTATCAAGAGGCTAGGTCAAAAAGATAATCTAACAAAAGGATAATTTAAAATGACATTCCCATCTAATAACAACACTGACAACAACAGTGAATTATTTGCCAATTTCGTCGCAGACAGTCAGTATGCGATGTATGAAACTTCTGTGGCTCGTGGCCTAGTAAAGACATTTACTGTTCCGTTGAACGCAGGTAAAGTGGTTCAGGTTCCAGTTTGGGCCGCTATCACTGCTCAAGTCTTAACCGACGAAGAAGTAGCAACTGCTAAAACCACAAACACTACTGCTCCTACAGTTACACTAAAAGAGCACGTTGTATATTCGCAAGTGACAGATATGTTACGTGACTCAGCCTACGGTGACGTAATGAGTGACCTAGCCGCACAATCTGGCCAAGCAATCGGTGAAAGCCTTGACACTATGGTGTTCGCTGAGTTCGCCAACTTGTCTAGCGACATTGGTAGCACATCAACAGAACTAACTGCTGATTTGATCTTGAAAGGTGCCGCAACTCTGCGTGCCGCTAAGATTCAAGGTCCTTACTTCGCAGTGGTTCACCCAAATGCTGCTTTCAACTTGAAGAAGCAATTGGCTGTTACAGCTCCTTACAGTAATGCTCCTGGCATTGGTGCTCTAAGTGCTGTTGGTAACCAAGTTCAAGTTACTGGTATCATCGGAAATCTTGGTGGTGTTACAATCATCGAAAGCCCATTGGTAGCCGCTGACACAACTGGTGGTGCTACTGCTTATAAGGGTGCTGTGTTTGCTTCTACTGCTATCGGTCTTGCCGAGCGTGGTGGTGTTGACCTAAACACTTTATACTTGCCAGCTGCTCGCGCAACTGATATGGTATTGAAGGCTGTTGCTGGTGCTGCTACAATCCGTAGCACCCACGGTGTTCGTATCACTTCCGAAGGCACACTATAATTTAGGGGACTAAGATGGCATTCATTATCTCAGGTAGCACAGTAGTAAGTTTTGCGGAATATGAAGATGTTCTAGCAATGGATCAGCGTCTATTTGAGGCGAATGAAGGCTTTACCGAAGTAATAGTTGAGGATGTGTTGATCAGATCGACCACACGCATTCTCGACTTGATTAGGGCCACAGATTGGTGGAGGTCATACTACATCAAACAAAGTGGCGCCAGCGTTAATACCAACATCTATACCAGCGGATTGATTGATGTCCCTGCTCCAGTAGGTGCCAAGATCTTAACACGCCGAGCAGACTTCACAGACCTATGTGTTTATTATGCTCTAGCGGAACTACTATACCCAAAAGTAGCAGACTTTGGCAATGCTGACTCAGCAGAGCGTCAGAAGATTGGCTTCTATGATGAAAAGTATCGCGCACGTTTCAAAGAATTAATTGAAGATGGTGATTGGTATGACTTCTCAGGTGATGGAACGATCACTTCAGCAGAAAAACAACCTAATCGTCAGAATCTAGTGAGAATTAGATAATGAGAACAGAACTGTTAGCATACCTAACTACTGCTACTTCAACATTGGCTGTGAAAGCTGCCAGTGAACTTCCTTGGAACGCCGCAGGTGAACCATTGTATCTTAAGAATTTGAAAAGATTCTATCTGGATGAAGAGCAGGTCGTTGAGACCACTCTTATTCCTGTGATCTACGGTGATGATGTTTTTCAAAATGACATCACTGTTACAGGATACTTTGTCACTGATGCTAAGAATCAACCCTCGGGATTAAGCACAGCCATTACCACTATTTTAAGTGCTAAGGACAAGACAGGCATAGTCAACTTCGGAATCGAAAGCGACTATTCCACCGAGATACAAGACGATGTGATCATTTACACCGTTGAGTATCGAATGAACACCATTAAACAATAAAGGAAAAACGAAATGGCATACTATAACGTATCAAGTCCAACAACTCGTGCTATCCTACAGATCTCCACAGCTAGTATCGCATCTACCAGCAGTGGAACAATCGTAGGCGCTGTTCAAGATATCACTATCAATAACAGCAATGGCACATTCTCATGGACACAACTTGACTCACAAAGTCAATTGACAGTGGCAACACCAGCAACTAACAGCATCGCTGCCAACATAGTTGTTGATTCCGCTAGTTTCTTCACCGCATCAACTGGTATATTTGATCTATCAGCCAACAAGACATTGGTATACTTCCGTGTATATTTCAATGGCCAAGCGGCGTCAGCAAAATATGTCAGCGGCAGTGGTTACATCACTAACTTGGCTCCTTCAGTGAGCCCAACAGCACCGGTCTGGGTAACTCCAATTACCATTGCTGTTGATGGTGATCTAACCCAAGGCACAGTTTAATCTCTGATTAAACCGAAAAAGAGCGGTTTCACCACCGCTCTTTTTCTTTGGCTGTAAATAACAGTGTTAAAAGGATTTATAGGTATGGTAAATTTAGAAGATTATGCTAGAGATGAACTATTAGAAAGCCTCGAAGCAGAGGTGGCCAAGAGCCTAGGTGAGCTTAAATGTGCTCAAGGTGACTTGGACAAGATCAATGGACGCCTGCGCTTTAGCCTGGCCGTCATACATATGTTAAAAGATAAAAAGGAATAAAGATGAAAAGTATAAAAGATTTCGCACGTAAACCCCAATTGGTAGAAATTGTTCTTGATGATGAAGGCATTGTCAAAGAATATGGAGAGCCTATCACATTCTGGATGACAGACTATGTGGACATCAACACCTACTTTGACTTCTTCAAGAGTCAATCAGGTAAGGATGGTCAAGAATTGAATGTTCTAATGCGAAAGTTAATTAAAAATAATCTAGGCGAACCAGTTCTAGCAGACGACGAAGCACTACCCATTGACATCTCAGTTGCGGCATTGACCAAGATCAATGAAACCCTGGGAAAGTCAAAAACCAAGTCGTCAATGAGCGAGACTGGGATTGCGCTCGACTAATCACTATAGGATATCTAGCTAAAATGTATAATCAATTGCCTAGCACAGTTCTAAGAGACGCTACGTCATTTGATATCATGGTGGCCGATGTCTATACGACTTGGGAAGACGCAAAGAAAAATCCCGCAGACACACAAAATTATCGAGAAGAAGACTTGATGGAAATCATGAAGTCAGTAAGGGGCGAACAATGAGTGGACAATTTAATTTAAGAATT